GGATAACCAGCCAGCGTATAAGTGTACGCAAAAGCGGGAGTACCATAGTTCGCATCGAGAGCGGGAGTGAAACCATCAGTAGCACCGCTGGGGTGATAGAAGAGAAGAGCTACGTTGTTGTAGATATTCTCCAGACCACCAGTTGCCTGATTGAGTTTTAGGCGACGAGCGACACGAATTTCGTCAAGACCAAAGATCTCGGCGAGGGTTTTCTCGTTCACCAGAACACCACGCTGCATGAAGTCACGAATACGCTTGTTACGCTTCAGGGCGTTAAAGGCATCGGGGGACAGTACCATCTTGTTCGGATAGACACCGACTTGAGAACGTACTTGCTCTCTCATGTCGTCAAGTAGAACCTCAACGTCAGAAGTCGGGCTGTTAAACTGATCAGCACCGCTGTTATAAGCAGCCAGGTCGAGAACGTTGCCAGTCTCGTATTGGGTTACGTCTAGAACTTTTTCACTTACCTGGATTTCCCAGCTCTGCATGAGACGGTTTGCGGCGTCTTTTGCAGCATAAGCACGAAGATCAATAGCAGCGGCACCATTTTTGGCTTCGGCAGCTACTTCTTCAGCAATCTGCCAGCTAATGGCTTCTTGACGAAGCGCAAAGCTACGAGTGCCGAACTCGTTTTGGATCTTCTGGATATTAGTACCAGGTGCACGCAGGAAGGATTGAGCAGCAAAAGCCTCTTTACCAAAAACCAAAGTACGGCCAGCGCGAAGATTCATTGACACACTAGGTGCAAAGAAAGTTGCGACGCCGTCTGCGTTTTTATATCCTTGAGCTAGTTGAGTTAGAATCGGGTCAATTACCCGAACTTGATCAAGATTCATCATAATTAGTTACTCTCCTCAAGCTCCAGCTTCGTTACCGAGCTTCACTCGGATATACTGACCAGCACCAGCGGTAACGATGGCATCTAGTGCACGACCGAGGATTACACCAGCACCAGCAGTGCTAGAAGCAGTACCGGAAGTAGTGGAATAAACAGCGTCATCTACGGCAAAAGTAGAACCGGAGTCGACTTGTACGATTACGATACCTGTGGTAACTACACTCATCAGACCCTGATAGGGGAATACACCAGGCTTGCGAGGAGTGGTGGAAGGATTAGACTCACCTTCATAGGTACCAGGCCAGATATAGGCAGTAGCACCGCTGATGGCGGTAGTCGGCGCAGGCAGCACGGTAGCTGCGGTGTCGCTAGTGCGGGTCATAACCCGGAAAAGCTGTGCACCGATCTTGATCGTATCGCCAACTTTGAGCTGAGGGTCGAAGTTGGTACTGGTACCAGTAACGACGCCAGTGGTGGCGATAGCAAGGGTACCAGTTAGAGCGGTGAGAGCGTCGTCTTCAACGCTATAACCTTTGTCGGTGAGTTCGCCTTGGCCATAAAGCTTGTAGACGTTTACACCAGCAGCGTATCCGCCAGCAGCGGGATACGCACCGCTTCTCTTAACAAAGCGGCAGCGTTCGATACCATTAGCAAGAGCGGTAGCGTCAGTGACGGTTACGGTCTCGACATACTTATGGTCGAACGACATGTAACGAGGATCAGTTGCCATTATAAAGCAGTGTTCGTTATTGTCTTTTGTACACGGAGACGTACCTCCGTACACTGTGATATCTCCTTAACGTAACCGGACGAATAGGAGAGCTTGATAACCAGGTTATCGACCTATTCGCCGGGCAGCTTGCTGCCCGTTGTTACAAGGCTGGTTGGGATGCGACGCGGGACAAGTCCCGCCCGTGTTACCCCACAACCAATCAGAGCTCGTCGTTTAGAACGAGCTTGAGAGCCGACATATAGTCGGTACCATTCTGTTCTGAGTATTCAATCGCTTTAGCGTGAATTTCAGCATTCCGCTCATCATAAACATAGCCGTCAGCGTTAGGACGCGGAGACTTAGTCTTCTTCGGTGCAGACACCTGAGTCGCAACTTCGCTAAAACTTACCATCGCGGGGAGATTAGTCAACACGTTCTTCATGAAGTCGAACTGTGATGCTTTACCGGTCTCGCTAAAGTTTACAGAATTTTTCGCATTAAGCGTTTCCATGAACCGTACCAGGTCGGAGATCGGCGCGACTTTCTCGGTAAGCTTACCGTCACCATAAAGTTTTTCACAGAAGTCAGTGATCTCTTTCTGTCGCATGAGGCGACGTTGAGCGGCAAGCTCCTCCTCGAGCTCGGCTACTTTGATGGAAAGTGGGTCGGGAGATTGTGCTTCTGCAAAAGAGGCTTCAGTTTCAGTTTGGACTACATTTTCAAAATCCTCGGACTCCGAATAACCCATCATCCCACGCTCGCCCATTTCTTGGGATCCTTGGGCTAGTTGATACAACGCCATGATGAGCTGCTCTTCGGTATATTGAGAAGCAAGGTCGGCGGCGACTTTCTCGTCATCAGAACCAGAAACGTCTTCGACATCGGCATCAGAGCCCATATCATCGCCACCACCACCGGTTTCACCTTCTGTACCATCCGGACCAGCACCATCAGGGCCAACGGGTGCAGCGTCGCCGCCATCCTCATCGCCCATTTCCTTACCGTCCGGACCTTCAACCATTGACGTGGTTGCACTCATACCTCCCATGCCTTCATCGACCATGGGTCTTGGGGTGGCCATATCACGGTTCGGATCCATGTCCATATCGTCTGCGTACTCCATGTCGTATGGAGCGGCAGCACCAGTTTCCTGGAGCATTTCACCTTCTTCGTCTGTTGCTTTCATACCATTAATATTTACATTAATGGTCATGCCCCGGCCGTCAGCATGATCGACAATTTTTGTCTCTTGAACGGGGGCTTCAGTTTTTCTTTTAGCCATAGTGGGTAAAGTTTCCTCAAATGAAATAGAAGACTCCCTTGGAGTAATTGTGATCGAGCCTTCGGGGTGATTTTCGGCAAAGGCGGTGAGACCTTTTACCGCAGGGATCGACACCAGGCCAAGATGGCGCAGGGCTAACTGGCCGGGGGTCGGATTCGTATCGGCATCAGGCAAATAAAACGAGCTACTTACCTTCTTAAATACGCCGTCACGGATAAGGCGCTCAGCTCTTGGGGTAAGCTCAACCTTACCCCAGAGCGATTTACCTTTGCGCCAAACTTCGCGCACCCACCCAAGAGCAGGTGTACCGTCATCCTGATCATGACCGATGATAAGAGGGGCCTCGTGGGTAGTAGGATTGTATCCACTAACCACTTGATCCAAGTCCTCATCCGCAAACACCATTTTTTGGCCACTAGAACTAATCTGAGGGCCGGAACGAAACAGTTCGATATAAACCGTACGTTTCGGTTGTTGTTCGGTCAGGGGAGTATCGGCGTTAAGAACCGGATCCGTGGTAGGTCCGGGCTTAATTTCTGCACGAAGTCTTCTTGCCATATCTATCTTTCAACGTCAAACGTTAAGATTAGTAGCATCGAGAAGAGCGGTAAACCGTTCTTCATTTCTACTAAAGCTATCGCTCAGCAGGGATACCTGACCGACCGGAGTGCGGACAATGGTAATCGCAAGACGCTCAAGGGTGGGTGAAGTAGCCACATACGCATCCATACGGACAGTACCCTGCTCGAGTAGTGCAGCGCTATTGTTACTGTTACCACAGATAACCAGATATGCCTGTTCTGGTCTACCACCAAACAACGCACCTTGCAGGAAGAACTGGTTCAGCACCTGGTTCGCAACTGACTTAACTCGACTATACACAGTACCGGCAGAATCGATAGACTCGAAGAGAATATCGTCGAAGCTGCGGTTCATGACGTCGATAAGGACGTTAAGAATGACGCGAGTATTGACAAACCGGAATAGCGGGCTGCTGGACAGGGTACGTGCACCCCATACAACGATTCCACGGTTAGGAAGAGACCGGATCGGGTTGAGTCCGAGAGCGTAAGTTACCTCTTGCTGTTGTGCGGTGATCTTGAACTTCAGATCGACCACACCACGTAGCGGATACCTTGCGCCGGCTGGAGGTTGCTGGAAGCCCTCATTAATGAATCGGCTACAGGCCGCACCGGCCACAAACGGGCTAGCGGGAACAAAGCGGTCGTTGAGGTTTTTGAGGTACGGAGCGTAGAACGCTGCGTGACCGTAGAACGAGCCAACAGTTCGTTTGATGGTGTCGAGTTCGTCTTGTGCTTGAGACAGGTTGTCTACATCACCACCACAATCGATTAGGGCAACGTGCTGGGTGTTGCTGATACCTTCAGTGACGCCAAACCGGCCTTCAGCCGCAGCGACAAGAGTCTGAGTCACTTTAAGTCTTTCACCAATCGCTTCGCTGCGGGAGGCGAGATCGGAATCAGCGCTATACTTGAGCGTCGCATACGCTTCTGGTGCCATTAGGAAGCCAGGGGCGTAATACTCGTCGCTCATACCCTTTTCAATCGCGTAAACGAAATCTTGGGCTTTAGCAGCGGAGGTGAGTTTGTAGGTCTCATAGCCAACATTCTCCTGAATTGAGGTTAGCTTGACAACATTGCTGTCGGTAAGACCCTGACGATTTGTACCAGGAAGAACTGGGCTTACCAGACCGTTTTTCGCAGTGATCCGAATCTTAAGAACATAATCGAAAGATTCAAAACCGTTCGCGTAAGATTTGTCTAGTCTCGCAGTCGCACCAGCAGTCACCGTAACGTTATTGGGGGTAACAGTAGCGGCGGTATTAGTGGTAACCGCAGTTACCGTGAACCGAGTACCGTTAACAACGATCACATCTCCCGCACCAAGTTCTTGAGTAAACAGGGTGTTTGTGCCTGTTACTGTACCAGAGCTAATTGCGACAGTGCCGGTAAGTGCGATATCCTCTAGGTCCGGACGAATATACGGCGCGCCGTGGGAAGATACGAGGTTGTTAATAACCTTATGGCCGTTATTCGGTGCGTAGTTTGTACCGCTGTAGTTAGACCCGGTTGTTACCGCTTCTACGGTGTAGTACTGATCAAGTTCTTTTTCGTTCAGAATACTAATAAGTTCGTCACGAAGCGCAGTGGCAAGTTCGTCTGGTGTCGCACCGTTAACAATAATCGCACGGTTTTCACCAGCAACAGAAACATAAAATACCTGGACGGAGTCAGGAAGGTAGCCGGTTCGGGTAGCTACGCCACCACTTACGGAAACTGTGCCGGTAGGAACAATAGCGTCAGAACCAGAGACTAGCTTCGCGAACGTAGTAGTTCCTAGGTCGTAGCGCCAGTATGCTGCACTGGCATCGGTCCATTTATTGCCTGAAGCTACGCCAGAGCTAAAGTCTTTGCTTACTGCAACGATCTTATCGTCGACAACAGTAATACTCTTGCTAGCGAGATAATCTTTTAGGATATCAGATTGCTCGGTTGCTGGATCGTAGGTACCAGGGGTCGCCGTATTCGCCGCAGCGATAAACAAGCTTAGCAAAGAACCTTCGATATACAGGATGCCCTGACCAGTTGCGATCTCCCTACTATTGCAGCGGAAGTTAATCTCCTTTACCGAGGTGTATAGTTTAACTACGGCTTCGGTATCTAAATTTAACGGGCTAGCGTAACCAGTATCGGTGAAGCTATAGGCAACAAACCGATCGATTTCGGGCAGATTGGTGTTGTCACGCGCAAATACTCTGAACTTACCTTGAGTCGCTTCGGTCGCAGTTTGCTCGACTTTATAGAAATCAGAGAAACCGTCAGAATTAGCCCCGGATAGATATACAAACAGGTCGCGTGCGTTATCAATCGCATCGATACCGGTAGTCGTAATGACCCGAATCTCGTCACCATCCGGATCGAGAACATTGATCGGAGTACCAAAATACCGACCGTTAACCTTAATCGCGAAAGCGTTATAACCGGCTCCAGCACTGCTAGCGCTGAGATTAATTACCGTTTCAGGGGTTGGGGTTACACGGGTAAAGTAGAGGATTCCGTTAACACCAACGTTATCGAAAAACCCTTTTACCGCATCGTAGGTGGTCAGTGCGCCGACACTACCAGTGGGCAACGTACCACCAACCTTTAGCAGGTAGTCCTCTACTGAGGCTACTTGAGTCGGGGTGTATGGAAGAAATTCTGAATAAATACCCTCGCTGCCGGTGCCGTAATATTCATCGGCCGGAGTAGTACCGAACAAATAGCCTACAGCATGGCTGGCGATGGGCTGTGGCAGGCCGCCCGTAACCGACTGGGCGACAAACACGCCGGGTCGATTCAGTGCTGCGGCGTTCACTGTGATCGAAGTTGCCAAAGCTAACTCTCCTGTGAGACAGTCCTATCACATAGCTTTCAACGGTCACAAAGTTTCAATTTGCTCACTACCAAACGCCTGATACAGTTCATATAGCTGAGTCATTAACCAGTCCGAGCACATATCTCTTCCGCACCGATGCGATCCCATTAGCTTTACTGTGCTGCGAAGCAGCAGATTAAAATCTGCTGGCCCAATAACTTCTGCGACTAGTTTAACAAACCGACTCAATTCCATAAAGTCACGTGCTTTGGAGATCTCGTACAGAATTAACATGAACTGTACGAGTTCCTTTGTCTCTAGCTCTTCGCTAAATCGAACTGGCATAGGTTTGGGTGTTTTCATTGTTATTTAAGTTGTTCATCTGGTCCATAGCTTCTTTGTGGATGTGACACATAGCAACAAATTTAGATAGTGGCACGGACTCCATCGCATCGATGTTTTGAAACGATCCGTTTTGGATAGCGTAACATTGTCTGAGCCAAGTTTCTTTCGTCATATACGAGCAAAGGATGTTTTCGCTAATGGACTGATAGAGTGCTCGGATAGTGGCAGGTGTAAACCGGTTGAAGTTTAAATTGGCACTGGTAGATAGATAGGATAAAATTCCTATAGCATCCGTGCTGGTAATTGTCGCATCATCACCCCCTAGTTTTGATTCTAGGTACTCAAGGTCGCTGCCACGAATATCTCTAAACGAAACGACTCGTTCGCGTGAATCTATACACGATACGGTGTAGTTAGGGTTCCGTACCGTCTCTAGCTCAACCGTCCTCTTCGCTTTTCATGTCTTCATCATCGTCACCCCCGCCCAGCAATTCGTTAATCGCGTTACCGAGTAACTTGATCTGTTTCGCGCGGAGGCGTTTCGCATCTTTAAGAGTGAGTTTGCGTCCGCCTGGGTCCGGACTATGCAGAATGCAGATGGTTTTTAGGGTCGCTTGAACTTCGTCCAACGATTTGTCTGCAGAAATTTTTGTGATCTCAATCAAATCTTCCGCGCTGGGTTCTTGAAGTGACAGGAACTTGCCAGGTGCTACTTCAACCGCGATGACTTCCGGATCGCCAAAGTCAAAATCCGATGAAGCGTCGGCAGCGGTAACTTCAAGTTCCCGTAGCGATTTAGACGATAATGCCATAATAGTCTGAGGTGAGCATATAGTCCTATTCACCGATTTTTCGCTCAACTGTCAAAAGTTGAAAGCGGGATAGAAGAGCAAACGTAATCCGTATGGCCGTACAATCAAATCCGTACCGGCACTGGGAGGATGAACGGGAAAATTCTGACTACCGCAGTCGGGAGACTCAGGCTAGCGCGTTGACTCGACAAATGATGCGGCAATCGGAGTATTTGTTGCGAAGCAACAGGGTGAATCCGGGGCCAGAAAGAAATGTACGTGCGGGAGGGGCGGATTCTCAGGCACAAATTCCCCATGGCACATGTAATGAAGATGTATGGGGTTGGTAGCAATGGACAGAAACGACGGAATATGTAGTTCAGAGCCCAGTCAGCAGCAACTTGCTTGAGAAGGATACAGACGGTCGGAACATTCCAGGTTGTGAAGGAACAGTTGAAAGCTAGATAGATAGTAGAGCATCATCCGTAATGGCTTATTATGATAACCCTAGGCAAGTAAACGACGAGGCGATCAATATTGCCGGTGGTAAGACATTTCAGGTCATTCAGTTAGCAGATAGTTCGGGGAGTATTGTTGATCCGGCTCAGGGGACAGTTGTATCTCGCACGCCCACTACAACCAGCGTGGCTAGCAGCAGCAGTAGCGTTACAATTATTAGCGCCAATGCCAATAGACGCGGAATTAGTATTGCTAATGATAGCACTCAAATCTTACGACTTAGTTTTAATTCTCCGGCCACAACTTCTAACGCATTTATTGTTATGCAGCCTGGTAGTTTTTTGCTACTTGACCAACAATTGATTGTGGGAAATGCTATATATGGTATATGGGTTTCTGCTAACGGAACCGCACAAGTAACCGAATACGTGTAATTGCTATGTCATTCTATACTGTTCCAAGTCTATCTGGTGTTCAAGGTTCTGCTGACTACCAGGAATTCCTTAGTAGCGGCACATGGACAAAACCTAACGGAACAAAATTTATCTACGTAGAGTGTGTCAGCGGGGGCGGTGGCGGTGGTAGTGGTCGCCGAAATACTTCAACAACTCTTGCAAGAAATGGTGGTGCAGGTGGCGCAGGAGGAAAATTTGTTGCTCGGTGGATTCCAGCTACTTTAGTTGGTGATACGGTAACTGTTACAGTTGGATCAGGCGGCATTGGCGGGGCTGCACGAACAGTTAATAGTGACGGTACTTCAGGTGGAGATGGAGGCTCATCGTCTTTTGGTTCTTTAGTTGTTAGTCCAGCTACAAGTGGAGGTACAGGAGGAACATCCGCTGGAGCAACAGGAGCGTCTGTTTCTTACTGGGGAAATAGTATTAATGGTTTATATGCAGGAGCAGGTAGTAATTCTTCTGGTACAGGTGGTGTAGGCACATCAGGTTCTCGCGCAGCTTTAGGACCAGGGGGTGGTGCAGGAGGCGGTGGTGTTACAACTGGAAATACACCAAACAGTGGCGCAGTTGGAGGAGAAGGTTTTAGTGAATTAAAGAATGCAGCTATTGGTGCAAGTAGTACAGGTGGTGGCGGAGCATCGGGAAGTAGCGCTAGCAATGGGGGTAATGGGACGACAATTGGAGATGGCGGCGGCGGTGGAGGCGGATCTAACTCGTCAACTAATGGTGGCACTGGAGGCAATGGAGCCTTCCCTGGCGGTGGCGGCGGCGGTGGCGGCGGCGGAACAACAGGTAACTCTGGCGCTGGAGGCGACGGAGCTGCCGGAGTCGTCCGTGTCTGGAGTTGGTCATGAAAGTTTATGCTATCCTTAATGCGGAGAAAGTCTGCATTAACCGGATCGTTTGGGATGGTGAATCGAATTGGCAACCACCTGAGGGGTGCGTAGCCATAGAAGATTCTGAAGGTATTTATCCAATTTATAGAAAATCCGGAGCAGAAGAGACTCTTTAGTCGTTTAACTCAAGTCTCGATTAGTATTTTCTGTCGAATTTTTGTTGCTTAGCCGTTATTTGGTTGAAAGCGTAGTAGGATAAGACTACAACTCCACCGATGTCCAATGGCAACTCGTTCAGTAAATCCCAAATCGCCGCATGGAGAGAGTGGGCGAGAAGACAGCAAGCCGGACAACCTGGAGCATCAAGAGATAACGGCGGATTGCAAGAGTACCCATACCCTGGAGAATTCGTCCCTAAGCCACGAACCGGAGGCTGTAGTAGTTGCAGAAGAATTAGATAAAACTGATACCATATCGGATCTTAGCCCCGCTGATCGTAAACTTGCTGATCGGATGACACGGGACATCGCCAATCATCTAGGCCTAAGTGGACGATCTCGATCTGTAAAAATTTAAACCCATGTTTAATACTGAGGCGGAAAAAGACATCCTGGTAAAGTCCCTCATGCAGTCTGGGGACCGAGACGGTGTCGTTGAATGCCTTGAATACATCATCGAGCATCACACACCCTTTGCGTTATATGTGGCAACCGCTGATCGCTCATCATGTATGTGGATTTTTGATCCGGATACAGTATATGACATGTTAGGCGGTGAAGATATTCACGATAAAACGTTTCGCAGCGTGTTCACTGACGACATAGAACGTGGACAAGGAATACTGTTTTACGTTCTTCGCAAAGTCGGACCGGCATTAGTTATTCGTCTCAGCGAACAAACCCTTGCTGATATATTGTCAGCTCTCTAGTGGAATATAGGTTAACGTGACTGTAATCGCCGCATTGCCGCCGCTCTTATTTACAACTTTCGCATAAATTTCTGACGCAGGAGAAGTTTGATTGTTCCAACCTACTAATCCTGGGGAAATAATTTTTGACAGAGAGAGAGCAGTTGTTGTTACTTCTGCAATAACACCGGAACCAGGAGAAGGATTAGCCCCCTCTACCCTACCTGCATCTGCTGTTCGGTTAGCTACATCAGTATATAGGGTGACCCAAGCAGCAGCAGAAGTAGAAATTTTTAGTAGAATGTAACTTTTTGATCCTGGTATTGTTAAGTTTGCAGCATCTCCATTGGCGATGCTTGCAGTAGTTGCATTTGATAAAGTTCGAGAAGCTGTTAATCCCCCTCCATTACTAGCAGACGTAATTCGTCCCTGGGCGTCTACAGTAACATTAGCATTAACATAAGAACCAGGAACTACAGAAGTATTCTCCAGTTGATCAGGTCCAATTGAATTATTATTTATAGACCAGGTTGCGCCAGATCCAGAGACAGTTATATCTCCCTTATCTCCGTTAGTGACTCCAACTATTCCACTATTGCTAGCGGCAATAATACGACCCTGATCATCAACTTCAATTATCGGATTCGTGTATTCTCCCGCCGTTACAGTTGTATCAATAAGCTCGTTTGGACCAATTGTGTTCGCATTGATTTGGAATACTGTTCCTTTTTCCAGGATCGATATATCGCCCCTCTCACCATCAGTGATGCCGCTGGTTTCAACTGCAAATACCTGTTCTGATAGCGTGGTCAATGTGGTATTTACCGTTGACAACCCTGATTCGACAGCACTCACCCTGCCGGATAAATTCGAGACCGCTAGATCGGTTGAGTCGATAGCCTCACTGACCTGTGTTCGGTACGTCTGGACGTCCGCTTCTAACGACTCAAACGCTCCTTCGAAATTCGTGAATGATTCGGTCACTGACTCGGTCAATGCCCCTTGCGCTGATGCAACAGCGGTAGCGAATGCCTTTAAGTCGCGTACTTTTGCGTAAGTTCTATCCGCCGTCCGAACATTTAAGATCCCTGTGTCAGTTATCGGGTCGATACACTCAGCTATAGCGCTACCAAGGCGTAAACCGCTTTTTACTCCTCTTCCGTCCTCTACAAATAACGCCAACCCGTCAACAAACCCATCCTGAGCCAGCACTTCACCAGTGCTTGAAAGCTCTTGCCGCGCTATATTCAGCAACCCGCCTGCATAGTCTTCAATATATCTGGTTCGTAGATCGGCCACAGAGTTTACATTACATCTCTATCTCGCTTTCAACGTAAAAACCGTAGAGGTAAGGGGACACTATGTTGCTTGGCGGATTATTATCCCACTTCACTACCCAATTGTTGGTAAGTAACAACCGTATCTTACTAGCGATACGCGGATTCGACCAGTCGATGATGTTACCACGAAGATCCAACACCGTGCTATGTTGTTTACGAAACATTCCTATCCCGCCAGTATTTGCACTAGCACACACGGTAGGGGTGAAGTCCCGCAACAACTGTTCAAGCGTATCTCCACTCATGCTACAATCCTTGGCTATTAACTCCCTAACCGAGCGGTTAATCCCGAGTGATATGTACTTAAGACTAGTACAGCCAGTAATATTTAATCGTTCAAGGAGTGGTGCCTCATGTATATACAAATGCACTAGCTCCCTATTTCCTTCTAAATTTAAAGTCCGTAACTCTAGTCTCGGAGTGTTTATATTTACATATACAAGACTATTTCTCTGCAAATTTATGTGATGAATTTTTGGATCAACTATAAGCCCATCTTTGGTGTCCACCCAGTAATCGTCCCACGTAGTCACGGACTGGTTGGTGAGTTTAAACGTATCGATCGGATGCGGAACGCCATTCTTGTATTCAACAACAATC